ATTTATTGAATTGCCCATTTTCCGTTCCCGTTGGAAAGCAATGGGTCTTAATGACGACGATTTAGCAAGACTTCAACGGGAATTACTTGAGGATCCAAAGGTCGGCCCTGTTATGCAAGGCACCGGCGGTGTCCGAAAAATGCGCTTTGCTTTTGAGGACAGAGGCAAAAGTGGCAGTGCCCGAGTGATCTATGTAGATTTTGAAGTCTACGATAAAATTTATCTGATTACTGCATATCCTCAGAACGAGAAGGATAACCTAACCAAGGAGGAGCGAAACGAACTCCGTCAGCTTATGGATATCCTGAAAAAACAATTGGAAGGAGAGTAAGTTATGAGTAGCATTTTTGATGACATCAAAACAGGTTTGACCCAAGCCATCGAATACGAACAGGGCAAGCTCAAAGCAAGAACCACCACTCTGGAAATCGCACCGCTTTCTACTTTTGAGTCGAGCGAAATCAGAAGCATCCGTCAAAGCACCGGGCTTACTCAAAAGAAGTTTGCCTGCTTTATCGGTGTGTCCGTAAAAACGGTAGAGGCATGGGAGTCCGGCAGAAACCATCCTGACGGTGCCGCTTGCCGTTTGCTGGCCCTCACCAAGGCCGATCCTGCGTTCCCCTGCAAATCCGGAATTGTATCCATATGAAATTAGAACCTCACTTGCGAAAGTGGGGTTCTTTTTTTATGCCTGAGAAAACACTCATAAACACTCACTTTCTTATATTGCTTGGGAGCAACGAACCTCGCACCACGAAGAGATGACCAGATGCCGATTGATGCGGGGGCAAAAACAGGCAACCACATCGCTTCTCCCAAGAGTTTATCGAATCGACAGATACAGCACGCTGCTGTTAACGGTATTGTCCGGGGTCAAGAACTTCTCTTCCCCTGAAAGCTGTCTACGTATACCTACTGCGAGAGTACTTTCCGCTGTGCCAATCTGTTTGCCCGCCTCCACAAGCCGGAACTGGAACAGCAAGGGAGCAACTGTTCCGTCACCCTGTACGCCCATAAGACCACAGCGGGACCAGGAAAAAGCATCCTCCTCTGCAGGCTTCAGCAAGGGGAGCAACCAATTGGAAAGATCCAACAGCACATAACCGCGCCGCCGTGCCATTGTGGAAATCGGGATGACCGTTTCCAAATACCCCTCGTTAGGCATCCAGTCAGGAACATCCGGGTATACATCAGAAATTGCAACATCGCCGTTGGCATAAGGTTTCCCGGCAATTTCACCGTAGCCCATTTTGACAATTCCTTCTCCCTGCTCCGCATCCCAGTTGCTGGGGTGCCGCCAGTAGCAGGATCTATGTCGGTGGCGCATACACACATATACATGAAGCTCCAGCTTGCCGGTCAGCCGTGAAATGCCGCGCAGATTGATCCGGACTCTCACACTTGAATCATCTTCTCCGGTCTTAGGCTTTTCCAGGGTGGTGTAGCACAGTTTGGCATTGTCTCGCAGATCTGCGACCTGCTCCTGAAGCTGTCCCCATACCGGAAGGCTCGGCTGAGTGCCGGTGTCTGCCTGTGCTGCAGGTCCGGGCTTCACTGCACCCAAACTGCAAAGCGTGGAAGGCAGTATGTCGACGCCATCTTCGCCAGTAGCCTGTCCTCGCAGACCCACGCTGATCTTTTTCCCAGCTACAGCCAGCATCTCCGGTGGCAACACGCAGGTGTCCGCTGTCAGCCATTCGCTTTCCAGCACATCGATGGTGGTCTGCCCGTTGGTAAAGACTGCTGTCTTATGGAGTCCTTCCCAATGCTCCGAAAGGGTGAAGTGGATCTGCACCACATTCACCATTCCGCAGACCAAGGTTTCCAACTGGGAGGCGGCAGCATCTGCTTTGTTGATTGTGATTTCTATCATAGGTCTATCATCCTTTACAAAAACAAAATGCCCCGGCTGTCATAAACCGAAGCACTGTTATCATTGCCACATCGGATTGCACGGTCGAGTGCCATAATGGTGGCAACGGCACCGTCAATCTTCTCTGTGGACTTTTCCTTGTCTGGCTTGATATTGCCTGCTGGATCGGTACGAATAAAAATGTTGTCCATCATCCAACGCAGAACCGGGTGTCCGCCGTGGGCCAGTTTTTCTTCCAGTACCAGCTTCATCAGCTCCTTGGTCGGTGGAGACATATCTTTAAAGCCTTGTCCAAAAGGCACCACGGTAAAACCCATACCTTCCAGGTTCTGCACCATCTGAACAGCGCCCCATCGGTCGAATGCAATCTCACGGATGTTGAAGCGTTCACCCAGCTTTTCAATGAACTTCTCAATGAAGCCGTAGTGGACCACATTTCCTCGGTGGTCTTGAGGTAGCCTTGGCGCTCCCAAACATCGTATGGAACGTGATCTCGTTTGACTCGCAGACCCAGATTGTCCTCCGGTATCCAGAAGTACGGCAAAATGGTGTATTTGTCATCCTCGTCCCCGGGCGGAAACACCAGCACAAACGCTGTGATATCCGTGGTGGAGGACAGGTCAAGCCCACCATAGCAAACGCGCCCTTCCAAGCCATCCTCGTTGACAGCGAAGGCACACTTATCCCATCTTTCCATTGGCATCCAGCGGACAGCCTGCTTCACCCATTGGTTCAAGCGGAGTTGCCGAAACGCATTCTCCTCGCCGGGGTTCTGCTTTGCAGACTCGCAGGCATCCCGGACCTTATCAATTGCAACCGTAATGCCCAGGGACGGGTTTGCCTTCTTCCACGTCTTGGGGTCTGTCCAATCGTCCGTGTCATCCGCACCGTAAATAACAGGATAGAAGGTGTGGTCAATTTTCCTGCCCTCGATGATGTCCTTGGCTTTTTGATGCACCTCATAGCAGATGGACTTGGTGTCGTTGCCGGCCGTGGTGATCAGAAAGTACAGCGGTTGCATACGGGCATCACCGGAGCCTTTGGTCATTACATCAAAGAGCTTCCGGTTGGGCTGGGTGTGCAGCTCGTCAAAGACAACGCCGTGGGTATTGAAGCCGTGCTTATTACCCACATCCGCAGACAGCACCTGGTAGATGCTTCCGGTAGGCTGATAGATGAGCCGTTTTTGAGAGTCCAGGATCTTGACCCGCTTGGAAAGCGCCGGACACATACGCACCATATCAGCAGCCACATTAAATACGATAGATGCCTGTTGGCGGTCAGCGGCACAGCCATATACTTCAGCTCGTTCCTCATTGTCACCACAAGTTAAAAGCAAGGCAACCGCAGCCGCCAGCTCGGATTTGCCTTGCTTTTTTGGTATTTCAATATAAGCTGTATTGAACTGCCGGTAGCCGTTTGGCTTCAAAGTGCCAAAGATGTCCCGGATGATCTGCTCCTGCCAATCAATCAGTTCAAAAGGCTTTCGCGCCCAGGTGCCTTTTGTATGGCACAGGCACTGAATAAAATTGACCGCATAGTCAGCGGAAGCTTTATCATAGTAAGAGTCTTTCGCCATAAATCGGGTTGGCTTGTACTTTTTCAGTTTTCTTATATGCGGTCACCTCCTTCAGGGGAATAAAAAAACAGCCATTAGGGCTGTAACGAGGAACAGAGCCAACCGGCTCCATTCCAAGGCAAGTGCTTCAGAGGGTCAGCTGCGGTTAACCTCTTCAATGCACTGCATTACCATTTCGATTTGTGCTTTCCGTTGGGGATCGGCTAAGTCATCGGAGTTACAGTAAAACTCACCTTGCGGGCCAATGTCTCCCAGTATCCGGATGCCGATCCAGACTCTCAGCAGCCCATCACCGGTAAGGGTTTGGGAAGCGTCAAGCCCCTTTTCTTTTAGCTTCTTTCTGATTTTTGCGTAGTAGGTTTTAGTATTGCTTTGCACTTTTTCATTCCTCCTGCACGATTTTTTCATTTTTGTCTACTGTTGACTTTCTCTGCACTGATGGATGGTCTGCAGGATCTTGTCCTGCTCCGCTGCTCCGATCCCCAAGGTGTCCAAGGCTTCCCTCGTTCCGCAATCCGGACAAATCAAGGTGCTGTTGTCCAGCCGGGAAAGGGCGGGATGCTCGGTAAAGGTCTGTCTGCACTTGGGGCAGACGGTTGGGTGCGTGTACTGTTCTTTCATAATCATTCCTCCGCTTTGCTGTAGTTGTAGGCTTCAATCAAAGGTGCAAGGTCAAAGCCGAAATCGTAATACCCCTCGGCACATACGCTGACGTACATACTGCTCGGTTCACCAAGCTCCCGATCCTCGTGCATAATGTAAACGAACACCTTGCGCTGACGCACTTGGCCGGATCGGCATCCGGTGATGGGAAGCTCCATCTCCTTCTTGTAGTAGAAGGTGGGGCAACCTTCGTACCGATCCAATGCTCTCTCGTCTGCCGGGGTAACCTCCCAAACGCCAACCGGCACCTCGCAGCCTTCCTCCGGCTCAATGGTGAGGTAGGAGCCGGTCTTGCTTCCCTTGAACATCAGCCGGTAGTCGGGAATAACCGCTGTGCCAATGATCCGTGCGTGAGGGCAACGCAACCGCATCTGCCGGACATTCAAGTTGCTGCCGTATGCTACATAGTATCTTTTTTCCATCATTCGATCCTCCGTAATTTGTTCTGAAAGGAATGCCCTTCTACCACCTTAAGACCGCCGAAGCGGTCAAGTGGTCCGGTACTTCCGTCAAGCGGGGCGGCTTGTCCGGAAGGCGGCATCGCCGGCCAAACGCTTGGTCAGCAGTTCCCGTGCGGTTTTGAACTCGTCACCGATGAAGCCAAGCCGGAGGAGCCAAGTCCGCATTGCGTATTTGGGGTTCTCGTTCTGCTGAGGCTTGGGGCTTGCGGTGCGGACTTCCTTTGCCATTTGGCTGAGTGCCAAGCAAAGCTGAATGTAGCTCTTGAGCTGTCCAGCGTGGAGTCCGCCCTTGCGATCTGCGGTGGGAGCATCGAATTGGAAAAGCCGGAACTCAACCGTTCCCTTGGTGAAGGTTGCGTGGAGGTTCAGCATATGGTATCGGCTGTCGTTGTAGTGTTGGGATCTGCCGTAGGAAGCATCGTGGCTTGTGTACCAAATGTCGGCAAGCCGTGCCATTGTCTTCGGCTTCTTGTTGTTGATCTGCTCAAGGAAGCGAGGATCAACTGTCCGGCAGTAGCGGTCAATGCGGTAGGAATCCAGGTAAAGGGCGGAGGCAAGGAGGCTTTCGTGGCTTGCCATAATGTTTGCGAGGTTGCGGAGGGTTTGAGGGGTGTGTCCCTTGGCTCCAATGTGGATGTGGACTCCGCAGCACCGTGTGGCATCGCTCTTGGCTCCGGCTTTGCGAAGCTTACGGATCAGCTCCTGCAAGGTTTCCATATCAGCGTAGGTAAGAATCGGGGTGACCAATTCGCACTTTTCATCCTCGGGTCCGGTGATGCTTACATCCCGTTGGAATTTCCACTCTCGACCTTGCTCGTCCCAAGCACTCCAGGTGGCGTAGCCGTTGCGGTTGGCGGTGTATTCGTACCGCCCTGTGCGGAAATGCATTGCTGCGATTTGGGAAGCTTTCTGTCGGGTGATGTTGTTCATCTCAACCTCGACCCCGATGGTCTGCTTCTTCATTTCTGCGATCTGCTTTTCTACCTTTGCGTTCATAATTGACCCTCCAAAAATATGTGTGTTTCTTTTTGTGTGTCACATATTCGCTCTACTTGGAGGAAATAGCAAGTTATATCTGCGTCATAATATACACAATGTTTTACCCTCAAAACCGGGTA